CGAGTCAAGCCCAGACTCCTGCGTTGCCATCATGTCCCAATAGTCTGCCATGCTCATGCCCCTCGTTAAATGATCACCCGGCTTTGCCGGGCTACAGTGTTGCTGGCCGCGACTGGCGTGGGCGTTGCTGTTGTTGCCGGGGTACTACCTGCTGCCGGCGCGGCGGTTGGTGCTGCAGCCGGGGTGTTGCCGAGCAGTTGCCCGACGTACCCGCCGACCACGTTGCCGACCAGTCCGGTGATGCCCTTGTCAACGAAACCCACACCCGTCTTCGGCATCATGTCAGTGATGGCCCCGGCGATGCCGCCTGCGACAACGCCAGTAGCCACGTCCTTACCTTGTATGCCAGCCTTCACCCCACCTGTTATGCCTTGTGTCGCAGCCGCGTTCAAGGTGGTGTTGGTCAACCCTGCGTCAGCCAATGGCTTCGAGATGTATGGGGTTGCTGCGGCACCCAGTCCGCCAAGGGCTGCGCCCTCCAGGATATTGCCGCCTTGCAGACCTGATGACATGCCGCCGCCGATGGCACCGGCTGCGATCTTGCCCGCCGTGGTCAGCGCACCTGTGGTCGTTGTCATCCCCATGCCAGTAGCGGCCGCAGTGCCGAACCCGGCAGTAACCATCCCGATTACCACCATCCCGATCAGATCGCCGAGACCGTTGGCGCTTTTTGTGCCGCCGCGTGTCATGTCGCGGAACTCCTCGCCGATGCTCTCACGCAGGACGTAGGGCAGCAACTCGGCACGCACCGCAGTCACCTTACCGTCCGTCTTCGTCACCCAGGCCGGGTCGTCCAGGTACTGCTGCATCTCGGGCAGGTTCACGAAGTCCTGGCCCCACTTGCCACTGTCTTTCTTGGCGATGCCGGAGAGTGCAGTCTCACCCATGAAGTCGTTGACGCCGCCAGTTCTGGCAGCACCACCCGCCTTCAACAGACGGTCCATCGCTTCCTGCGCGGTCTCTTTGTGATACTTTCCTGCGGATTGGTACGGGTCGGCGCTGGGAGCGTTATCCAGTCCTGGCGTGTCTACCCTGTTAAATAGTTCTTGTCCCTCTGCTTTTGTTGAGTCCCAAACCGGGACGTAACCCCCGTTGGCGTCCCGTATATAGAATGGCCCCGTGGCGCTGCCTTCGGCAAAATTATCCAGACTCAGCGCATGCGTCTCTTTCAGTAAGTTTTGGTTGCGTAGGCTGCCGCGATTAATACCTCCCCCGTCACCCAGGCCGAAGTCTTCCGCTGTCATCAACTTGTTCGGGTCGAACGCGACCATCCTGCCCGCGTTCTCCTGGGCGAAGGTGTCCAGTGCCGGGACGTACTTCTCAGCCATCTGGTTGTAGTAGCTGCCTAGCATATCCTGTGCCTGCAGCGTGCCTCGCTTATCGAGCGCCAGCCCGCTGCTGTCATAGGCGAAGTCGGGCATTGACAACAGCCCCTGCTGCGGGGTAGCGGCAACTGGCGCAACGCCGGGCATCGTCGCCGTTTGCGGCAACCCGACTGCACTTTGGCTCACCAGTTGATAAGCCATGTCTTAGGCTCCGAACGACACGCCGAGGATGTCCTCGACACCGATGCCAAACACTGCCAACGTCGCTGCGCTGGCGTTGCGGGTGCCGATCTCGATCTGCTGAATCTGCGCCTGCTTGGCTTCCGGCGACAGGTCGGATGCGTTGATCTCATTGACCGCATTGTTGTTGTTCGTCATGAACGTGCCCATCAGCGAGCCTGCGTTGGTCAGCATGGCCGCTTCACGGTTCGCGGCTGCCTGCACTGTTGCAGATTGCATCTGCGCGTTCGCCATCGTCTGTGCCGACTGAATCTGCGCATTGGACTGGGCCGTGCTGGCCGCAAGGCTGTCCGCCGAAGTCTTCTCTCGGCTGGCGAGTTCAGCACCAAGGCGGGATGCGTTGTTCGTCTCACCCGCATTGAACTGTGTCGCCTGGTTCGACGCTAACGTGTTCGCCATGCCCGCGCTGGTGAAGGCCGATGCGTCCTGGCTGGCAATGGGCATCGCAGCTTTGATCGCGGCGGCTTGTGACGCTTCACCCGCCATGCTGGTGTTGAGCAAGCCACGCTGCTGTGCGGTCTGCAGGCCCGACGTGCGGGCAGCTTGCATGTACGGGTTGTCCTGCGACAGCAGTCCGGTCAGCCGGTTCTCAACCAGAGCCTCGGACCCCGGCGTGTAACTGCTGGCCGTGTACTGTGCGACCGGCGTTGCCCGCGCATCAGGGGCCGCCTGGAACAGCCCGCCCTGGTTCGGGTCGGTGTTCGTGGTGTTCAGTTGGTACGGGTTCGTTGCCATGATATCTCCTAGTTGATCGCGGCTGCGGCGATGAACAGTTCGTCCAGTTGCTCGTCGGTCAAGCCAAGCACCGCGCCCATGCCGGCGACAAGGGGTGAATCGCGCCGTACCTCATGCGCGTACTCCCATTCAATTCGGGCCGCATCACCATCAGTCCCCGGCATCGCTGCGATGGCCGCGTTGGCTGTTGCAAGATATCCTGCAGCCAGCAAGGCTAGTCGAGCCTGTCGCATCGTGACGGCTTGCGGCACGTTCAGGTTGTACGTGTAGGCGTAGCGCCATGCACCATCGACCATTTCAGGGTTGCCGCGCTGTGCGGTGTGCCCGGCCGGCGTCACAGGCGCATCGGTCAGCGGCAGGTAGCCGAACTCGGACAGGTCAGCACCATCGGGGATCGACATATTCGGATGCGCCGCACGAATCTGGCTGATCGACATCGGCGTTTGGGTGTCAGTCTTGATGTACATCAGAATGTGCTCCCGAAGAACAGGTTGCTACTAGCTGGAGGGTCATATGTAATGGTCATACTCGACACACCGAGGTTGTGATTCGATGCGTAGACGTTCTCTTTGTTCAGGAACACCACTGTCAAAGCACTGGTGAACGTGGAAGCGTCGACCACGATACTCAAACCGGTCACGTTGAACGGGTAGTTCGTGCTCGTATCCGTAATCACGGCGGATGCCCGGAGCGTTCCCGCCGAGGAAATCCCATTCGTCGCAGTAACCGACATGTACCCCGGCTGCGTTGAAGCAACGCCGTTGGTGTGCGCGTCAACCGACCCAGAGATGCCTGTGATCGTCGATCCAACAGGGATCGCGGAAGTAAATGTCACTACATCCTGGCCGAAGGTATCGATCGCGCAGCCAGATGCCTGCCACTGCAGGCCAGACCATGACCCGCAGTTGCTAGACACTGCATTCGACGCGACGGTTACGGTAGCCGTTGCCATCGCTTACACCTGACTCGCGCCCTGGGCGTAGTAGTTGGTGCCGTCGTACCAGAAGTTGATGATGGCCTTCTTGTTCGCGGTGTGCGTCCACGTCGCGCCGATCCAGATCACCGACGCAGGCCATGTGAATGTGCGTGCCGTCGTCGTGCCGTCGCTGGCGATGAACAACTGCAAGTGACACGGGCCAGGCGGCGCGGTGAAACCGCCAAGACTGTAGTTGATGTTGCCTGTCGGCTCATTTTGGTAGTAGTTCTGGGCAGCGGACCAGTCAATCGCCACGTTTCCAGTCGTTGTGGTCAGCACTGGGACGCTGCTGAACGATGCCGTTTTGATCTCGATGATGTTGTTGTTATTCATGTCCAGCGCACCACTCACCGATGGCGCGGACGCTGTGACCTTCAGGTCCAGGGCAGCCTGCGTAGCGGTACTGACAGGCTTGTTGGCGTCAGACGTATTATCGACGTTGCCAAGCCCGAGCGAGGTCTTGGTGATGCCGTCAACCGCCGCCTCAACCGCGTCAAAGCCATCTTCGATAGTGTCCAGTTCTGCCCGCATCGCTGCGGAGGAGCCAGACGCGCCGTTTGATGGGTACGATGTGTGCGTGTAGTAACTGTTTGCCATCTATCTCTCCCGCCTGCGAGGTGTGTACTGGATCGTCACACCTGAAATCGTGAATCGCTCTGAAGTGCTGCTGTTGCTGTCAACGTGGATCGAGCAGTTGTAGCCCGTCCCGGCCATGCCAACTTCGATAGGCATGCCGCTGGCACCGTCCCAGGTGAAACTGTCCCAAGTGAAGCTGTCCCAATACACCGGGTCGAAGGCACCGGATGCCGTCATCACCACGCCGGGGTCAACTTCCGTCGAGTCGTAATTGAACTTGTAGCCAACATCAAACGACGACACCGACACGCCACGCATGTCCAGAATCATCTTCCGGTAGAACTTGCGGTCTCGCGGCGACTTGATGTGGTTGAACGCCAGGTACAAGTGCGCCGAGATCGCAGTCCCGTCGAAGGACGTACCGCCGATCTCGTAGACCTTGCCGTTCGTTGAGCCGAAAAGGATGCGCTCGGTGCCGTCAGTCCACTCGCTGGAGCAGATCGCAGTAACCGGGTCCGGGAAGTAGATGGGCATCGAGCCGGTAACTTCACCGTTGAACACTGTCACGTACAGCGAGTAGCCGTTGCTGAAGTGCAGCCGGTACTGGTTGTCATTACGAGACACCGACGATGCCACGACGGACGGACGATTCTCGTTGATAAACGGTGTGACCTCGCGGCCGACTACCGCATTATCAAAATTACCGAAACTGATAGACCTTGATAGTTCCATCATGCCCCGGTCGTCCAGGGCCATCAGCTTGCCAGCGACGTTCTGTGCCGTGCCAAGGATGCAACCAACCGACTGCTGCGCCAGCACCAGGCTCCAGTCCGCAGAACTGGTGCCGTACAGCACGTTCAGTGTGTTGCGGGTAGCCAGCACCAGTGCGCCGCCAGAGGCATCGCCAGACTGCGACACCATCGCGGTCACGGTGTCACCGAGCGCCAGTTCGCCCGCCCCGGTCACGGGTGTCCATGTTGTCGGATCACCAATGGAGGAGTGCTGAACCGATGTGTCAAATGCAAGAAACAGGTGGTTTTTGTGCGCGGCGATCAAATGCGGCGTGTCCACGGACATGCCCGTGCTGATCTGGGTGAACGTGGTTCCATCGAAAGAGAAAGCCTTGTTCGCGCCGTCGCACCCGTACATCATCATCGTTGCCGATGACCCAGCGAAGTTGTGGTTGATGAAGAAGTATTTGCCGCCCGGTGCCAGCGTGACGCCGGTTACGATCTCATCCCAGCCAGATGCCGTCGCCTTGTACATCTTCGCGCTCAGACCATCGGTGGCGTTGCGGAAGGCATAGACCTCACCGTCGTAGATGTGGACCCCCAGGATGCTGCCACTGCCGGGGACTTCGACTGACACAAGTGCCGCGTCGTAAAAGGCTGAAGTTGGCGCAGCAAAATCCGTCAAGTACCTCGCAACCCCTTTCGTTATTCTTACCTCGTCCATCAAACCTGAATAAATGCCGGACGGTGTTGCGCCATGTAGGTAACACCCTACTGTCAGCTTTTCCGCGCACCCGGTCATCGACGCGATAGCTGATCCCGAGTATTTTACAACACCGTCAATGAATATCTTGAACCCAACACCGGCCTTGTTTACGCAGGCTACATGCACGCTCGCAGACGTGCTTATGCCAGCCCCCGCCGTCGTTCCGCCACCGTATGCGCCACCCCATGTTGTGAACGCGATCTCACCCGCAGCAGTGAGTCTGACGGCAAAAGTCCCTACTACGGCGCTGTTCCAGTGCGCGACTAAGTATCTGTCCGCCAACGTCGCCGGCTTTATGCTGAATTCTATGGTCCAGTCATCCGGTAAATCCCAGTCGGGGGAATCGTCCAAGATCAACGCAGACTGGCCGCCCTCAAAGTTTGCGGATGCCGTGCCGAACAGCGCACCGTCAGTGTCGGTATACACCTTATCCGCGTACACAGGCCCGTCTCGGGAGACTGTCTTGCCAGTCTCATCAATGAAAGACCCGCCATTATCTACACCGTCCATGTGCATGAGAAGAACGACGTTTTCCCAGTATTCGTCCCCCGCACCCCATGCGGATTCCGGTGCCCCGTTAAACGCGCCGTACCCTTCAATGCGCCGATAGCCACCATCCACGTCAACGTCGAAGTTGATCGCGGACAATGCCCGGCCAGGGGGCATGACCAGCGGTGCGGTGACTTGGTTGAGACCCCCCTCAAGCGGGAAATAGCTCACCTGGACAGGTGGCATCCTCATGCCAGCGGTCCTGCGAAACCGATCTCTGCCAGTTGGTCCTGTGCCAGATTGGACAGGAACCGCTTGTACTCAATGCTAGCGTCCTCGAACACTTCCGGTGCCGCTTCGTAGCGGGCGTACTTCTTGAGTGCGCCGTAGACGACGATCATGTGGAATCGGTCAGGGCAACCCGGCGTGTCAGTATCACCAGATAGATCGCTCGCGGTCTTTTGATAGTCGCCGTAGATCGTGTAGGCTGCGTCCGGTGTCGGGTAGAACCGCAACGACTTGTCCGGCATCACGGTGAAGAACGTCGGCCGGCCAGTCGGAATCGTGCCCAGCATGTAGACCGCCTTGAAGTCCGCATACGGTACAAACGTCATCTGGTACTCATTGGCCGTCGTGCCGGTGTAAACCCGCACGTCGGCAATGATCCACGATGCGAAGTCAGTCACACCAGCCTGGACCGGTGTGTACGCGGCCTGGGAAACTGTGCAGGAAAAGCTGAATCCATCCTGCATCCACAACCAGTCCGGGTTCGCGTTCTGAACGTCCAGCCAGGCCGTCTGCACCCAGTCAACTACACGACGCATTTCCCCCGTCTGATTAACGGTGGTCGTGGGGCCGCTGCCGCTGATCCCAGCTTCCTGTCTTACCCGTTGGCACAGTTGGAGGAAATTCATCGGTCAGCCTCTTAGTAGTTCTGCGCCAGCGCGGACTTGAGCCACTGGGCACCACGCGGGTTCTCGTCACGAACGACGCTGAACGGGTACTTCAACGCGGTGTGCTTGGCGATGACGGTGGTGCGGTCGCCATTGTTGTCACGGGCCTCGCGGGTGGCGATGCCGGTGCCCTTGGCACAAGCCAGCACGTTCACATACTTGCGGCGTACAGTCTGCACTTGTCCACGAATGAAGCGTTGTGCGATGCCGTTCACCCAGGTCTCGACGATCTGCTCGGCATTCGGGTCAGTGGACTCATGCACCATCACGTCGATCTTCTCCTCCATGAAGGCGAGCTTGGCTGCCTTCTCCATCGAACCGTAGGCCGGGGCGATCTCGATCTCCTGCACCGGCTCGCTTGCGAGTTTATCACGCTTCAAGCGCCCGCTTGCAGGCAACACCAGTTTTTCATCGACCGGGCCTTGCTCGTCGGTCGCATCGACTGCACCAGACTTCATCACAATATCTTGAGCCATTATTTTGTGTCCTATCTTTTCAAAAAGCACCCCGGTTAAGGGGCGATAAAACGCCCACCCAGTTAAGGGCGGGCGGACTCAGCCGGGTAGGCTTACTTAACCGCTTTGTAGAAGCAGGTTTTCGACGCAGCGATGACGGCCAGTGTGGCGTTTTGAGCCACACGGAAGCCGCGAGCGGTCAAGGTAATACCCTTGTTGCCACCAGTCACTTCCAGCGTGCGCGTGCCGGCAGCCGCAGTCTTGACCGCAGACTCGTCAGCCATGCCCTGAAAGTGCTCCAGGCCAATGCGGTCGGTCACGTTCTGGAACGAGACAAAACGCGGCTTGAAGCCAACGTCGATTTCGATGTAGTCAGCCGCCGTGATCGCGGTTGCATCAAATACGACCTTGCCGGTGATGGTGTCGTTGTCGCCGCCAGCGTAGATCGTGTGGGTGAAGGTAGTGTTTTCGGCCATGAGTAAATCCTTTCAATTTTGGTTGGGGGTCAGCGGATTACCGACCCCCAGATTCATTACAGTGCGGGAGCGCCGGCCCAGACCAAGGCCATGTAGCCGTTGTTCAGCACGGAAGATGCCATCCAGGACTTCGCGCCGATATAACCGCGCTGGCCCATCGGGTCCGACTTGTCCTTCTGGCCCGGAGGCAGATAGGTCACGTCGATGCTGTCCATGCCGCGCAGAGCGACTTGACCCCAGGCATCTTCACCCACCACGATGCACGGGTAGGCGTCGATGAACGTGGAGCCTGCGGAATCCAGCAGGCCAGTAGCTCCAACCGATGCGGTAACGCCAGAAGCACCCAGCAGCGGGGCCAGTTCAGGGGAGATGATGAAGCGGAAACGCTCAATCGAGCCGATTTCCTGCTCATGCACCGGCTTGCGATGGCCGTACTCGGAGACGTGCTTGAAGCCAGCCAGGTCACGAATCGCCGGCTCCATGTCGGAGTGCACGAACACCAGATAGCCAGCTTCAACCGGGGCGGTCGCGTAGTTCGGGCTGGGAGCCAGAATCGACGTGATGGCCTTGGCGTGGTTGGCTTGCAGGGAACGAGCAACCTTGCGGAGCAGGTTCAGGGTGATGGTCTCGTCGGTCGTCGCAACCGTGGTGCCACCGGAGTAGAACACGTTGGTCGCGGCCTTCAGTGCACCGTAGCGCACCATCTCGCGTACCAATCCCATCCTTTCCCCGGTCTGCTTCTTCATTTCGGCCGGTACGTCGTCTTCGTGCAGATCGACAGTCTTGTCGGTCACGCTGTACAGCACGCTGTACTGCTGCAGTTGGACGGTGATGTCGGTCGGGCTGATGGTGTCAGCAGACGGGGTGACGCCTTCCTGGGTGATGTGGTCAGCGGCGAAGGTGCCGACGTTGCTGGTGGTGATCCACTTGTTGTCTGTGCCACCGAACGGCAGATAACGACGGAAGACAACGGTGTCGCTGTTGTTCTTCGGCATCATCTTCTGGGTGCCAGTGATACCCAGCACTTCGACCGGGATCGCATGTGCCAGGATTTCTCCTTTAAGACGCCCAATTCGGGAGGTAGTGCCTGCGTAGGTTTGAATTGCCATGGTTACTTCCTTTCAATTGATAGATAAAGTGTCAGCCTGTACCCCGCGCCTGCTTGAAGCCCTGCAAGAAGGCGTCGTACTCAGTCGCGGTATCGCTTGTTGCGGGAACGCCGGAAGGCTGAATGGCCCTTTCCAGACGCTGTTTTTTACTCACGGTCTTTGCCTGCTGCTGCGCACGCCAGTCCTTGAAAGCCTGCAATCCTTCGCCCAGCACCTGGGAGTCCCAGGATGTCTCAAGCGTCTGACGCACTTCAGGGTCTTGCATGTCCTTCCAGAGCTTGAACTCGGTCGATGTCGCGGTCGCTTTCCAGTCCGGGTGGGCCAGTGCGAGTAGTCGCGCTTCATACTTCCGACTGATGCTGTCGGCTAACGCGGCATCGCGTTGGGTCAGCATCGGCTCCAGTTGTGCAACATCAAACGCCGGTGGTTGCACGCCGCCCGGCTCAAACACCGTGTCACTCAGGTCTTCGACCAACAAGTTGGCGAGTTCGGGATACTCTCCACTCAGCCGCTTGAAAGTGTTTGCTGTCAGCTTGACGCCTCCAGCATTCGCTTGTACCGGCTTGCTCGCCAATTCCTGCAGTTGCTGCTTCAGTGACCCCAGGGAGCCATACAGTCGATCACGATGTTGCTCACTCTCAGCAAGCTGACGTTTCATCTCAGCGACATCCGCCAAGTATTCCCGCACCTTGCTTACCGGCAAGCCGGCAATCTCGTCCTCTTCTGCCGTGGTTCCCTCGGCTACTTCCGCTTCTTCCTGAACTGGCTCGCTTTCGACAGGAGCCTCGACCACGGGCGGCTGTTCTTCGCCACTCGCCTGCGAGTACCCGGCCTCAAAAGCGGCCTGCTCGTTCTGCTGCAACTGCTCGGCGGTTTGTTCCGCGTCTTGTTGAACTACTTCCTGAGGCATTTACGTCTCTCCAGTTGTCCGATGGCTTTTCAGTCTTCGGGTGTTACGGTCTTGTCTTGCGGCAAGGCCAGAAAAAATCGGCACTCAGCTATCCTTCCGCGAAGCCTGGAGGTTTCTTCGGGATTGAGCGCGTTGTCATTCTTTGCACGCAGCAACTGCAGCCGCGCCTCGTAGTGTTCGGTAAGCTTCACCCAAAGCGATGAGTGGAGTTCTTCATACGTAAAATTCATTCGTCATACATCCGTCGTGTGCGGCGAAGTACGGAACCTTCAGGGAACAGGCGGTCTGCCATCTGCTCCGTGTTCCGTGCCATCTGTCCGGCTCGCGGTGCGACCTTGCTGCCGGCGCTTGCCAGCAGTCCTGCCAGGCGAGGTGCCGCCACCACGCCACCGACACCGGCAGCCGCGTTCAGGTAGTTGCCGGCCGTGTCCAGCGTTGCCGTGTTGTCCGGGTTGTTGTGGAAGCCACGCGCCAGTTCGCCGTAAGGCACGCCTGAACGCTTCTCTCCACGCATCGCTGCCAGCTTCTGAGCCAAGACGGACGGGCCTGATGCCTGCGCCTCCGCTTCCACACCCCCCGGCGCGTCAGCACGCAACTTCAACTCAGCGCCGATCTGCAGCTTGCGCGGGTCAACGCCGCCGTTCAGTGCACGCAGTTCATCCACGCTCATGCCGTACTTCTGCGACAGCGCCCATAGCGTGTCGCCCTTGCTGATCTTCACCCGGCTCGGGCCTTCCGCAGCCGTGGCAGGCTTCGCACGCATCCTTGCACCCGCACCTCCAGCGTCACCCACGCGGGTATGCTGATTTACTTGCGCCTTGAAGTTATTATTTTCTTGCTTTGTAAAGGATTTGCTTGTAGGCTTGGGTACATGACGAACTTGATCAACCGGAACAGAAGCCTTCGGCGCGGCAGCCAGCAGACCGCTGCGGCCGGTGTCGGCTGCACTGAGGAAAGCCGCTTCAGCACGCGCCTGCTCGGCGTCAATCTGAGCGAGCATGCGGTTGCGTTCCTGCGTCTTCACGAAGCCCGCGTTGTCCGATTCAACTGCATCCATCGCAGCATCCTCGGATCGCTGAAGGTCCATCAGCTCTTCTTCGGTCATCGTTGGTACGCCTCCCCAGAAGGCGCTTTGCCGGCAGGTTCGCTCGGTGGCTTGATGACTTGCTTCGGTTTACCCATCGCGCTCAACTCCTTCTGCACTTGTAGCTTCATAGCTGTCTCCGCAAGGCTGGCCTTGACATCCTGGATAGCCAAACGATTTGTATTGGCATACTCCAGCAATGCAAGCTCTCGCTTGAGTTGCAGTTCAGCCATCTTCGCTTGAGCCTGAATCTGGTCGCGGTTTCCTTGGGCCTGTACATACACCGTATCACGATCCCTGTCAACACTGATCCGCTTTTCAGTGAGATTTGCGCTGATTTCCGCTTTCTTGAGGTCAGCCTCGGCCTTGATCTGTGCGGCCTGTACGGCGGGCGCGGGTGCCTGTTGCTGCTGTGCGGCCTGCTGTTGCAAGGCTTGCTTCTCTTCCGGCGTCAGCAAGAACTTCTCGGGATCAAGTCGTTGCGCCTTCAACGCTTCACGCATCCAGCGGTCAGGGCTGATACCGAAGGCGGGGTTGAGCACCATCTGCCCAAGCTGCATCACCGCCTGGTTCTGCAAGTCACGCTCAACCAGGGCCGAGGAGCCGCGAGCGTCGATCACGAAGTCGCCCTTCTCGTTCTCATCTTCGCCGTAGACCATCAGCCAGTCGTAATAGCGGCGGATGTGCGGCTCGGTAATGTAGTCATCGAAGGTGCGGGCCATGCGGCGCAGCACCACGCTGGCGTTGTTCATCAGGATGGTCATGCCGCCAACGGTCTCGCCGGCCGGTCCCACCTGACCGGACTGGCCTTGCAGCAACATCGGCAACCCGGTGGTCTGCTCGGCCATCGCCAGTGCGAACTGGATGATGTTGTTCAGTTCAACCTGCATCGCGGGAATCTGGATCGCCATGAACGCATGCTGAACCTGCACCGCGTCAGCGTCTTCGTTGATCCACCATTGCTTCCGGGGAGTGATCTCCCATTTCCCGTCTGCCGGCGTAACAACCCCGCGCTTCATTACGATCTGCGGACCCGCACTCAGGCCAGCATTGTCCATCATGTTACGTGTGGCCGCGTTCAGCATGCGCTGCGGCGTGTTGAGTTGACGCGCCACGCCAATACCCCAAGGCATCAACTGCCGGCGTTGCCACGGCATCACGTCGAACGGGAACTCGCCACTCTCGATGGGGCTGAGTGTCGCCTTGATCACGCAGTCATTCACCAGTGTCAGCACTGCCGGGATTTGCTCCAGCACGTCCTCGCACTCGCAACCCATCGCGTCCAGGTCATCCTTCTCGATGAACCCGTAGTAGTACCAGACCTCGAACCGCTCATCGTCCTGCAGGGTGCGATCACCGCGAACGCCCTCGGCTTTCTTCTTCGGGCCTTCCTCCAGCACCTGGGCGATCTTGCCTTCGTCATAGTCCGGCAGGCCGACCAGTTCCTTCAACTGCCTGGCGGTCATGTAATCCCGCTCGAACAGGTAGCTGCCGTTATGGATGGACTCGCCGCAGTTAGGATCGGGAAACAGATTCCACGGATCAACTCGCTTCGATGCCGGGGCGATCTCCTCCATCATCTCAAGCGCCATCATGCCGCCGCTTGCAACTGCACGCCGGTACTTGTACTTCTTGGGAAACGGACCCTTGATAACGCCCGTGCCCAGCCGGGCGCAGTCCTCAATGACCTTGCGCATCTCAGCATTGTGCTGACATTGAACCAGCCAGTCGTCAATGCGCTTCTGTGCGGCATCCGCCTTCTTGCGGGCGATGCTCATCTGCTTGGCAGCCAGGTCGCCTACCGTCATCGGTCGCGGACCCATGTTTGGCATCGGCATCGCGCCCATCTGGTCTTGCGGCTTGTCACCAACCCCAGGCACATTCGTCGGCATGCCTCCCATCGCGCCGGCAGGAACGTCGTTCACGTTCGGCTGCATCATCACTTGCTGGCCCATCGGGCCTTGCAACGGCGTCGGGTCGCCCATCGCCTCCATCAGTTCCGGGATCGGACTGGGGCCAATGCCGAAGTTGCGGTCATCGGTCGGCAGCAACAGGTCGCCCACTCGCGCAGCCGCAGAGTCAACGTAGGGCCGGGTAATGTTGATGAACACCGTGGAGCGGGTCGTGCTGACCTTGCGGATGGACGATGCACCGCCTGTGTGGCTGATCGGCTTCGACAGAGACTCACGGTTAGCGTCGTCAATGCCAACGTAGAAGTCCTCATCCTCCTGCCACTCTTCCTCGATGCCGCTGTTCTTCCGGCCTTGCACCGCGTCAGACCGCTTCTTGACCACGGACACCGTGAGCTTCTCGATCTTGTCGGCACGCTCCTGCTCGGCTTTCGCTTCCGCTTCTGCGGCTTCGATCTCGGCGTCCTCCGGGTATTCGTCCTCACCCAGCATGTCGCCTTCTTCGAGTTCGTGTTCCGCGCTGTCGTTGTATTCCTGCATGTTGCTATCCTTATTCCAGCGGCTTGCTGATGTGATACCAGTCTTGCGGCGTGGTGAACGTCCGCTCAACCTCTCTGGGGAATGGTGAATGGCCCGCAAGAATGCAGGCGTCGAAGATCAGTTCGTTGCACACCATCTTGTCAGGGTCTTGCAGTTGCGGCATGCGGAACAGCCAGGCGGGCCAATACCACCAATCGTACTCAGCACCCACCATAGACACCGCAATGTCCCACACGACTTGCGGCGACGGGTGCTCGACGGTGCGGAACTCCCACTCAGGCCGGGACGCGAAGAACTCAGACAGGTCGCGCACTTGCACGCCGCTAGGCTTACTGGTGCCGCTGCTCTCGATATAGTTGCGTCCACCCGGCTCCAGCATCATGACGTGACTGTAGTTGCCACGCATGCCCCACTTCGCCAGGCGGCTGATCCATTTGCCTGGGTGATGGGAGAAGCCGAGGACGATGTGGCTCATTGGAACAGCCCGTGCAGCAACTGCGGCAAACCGCCGTCGTTCGCCAGCATGACCAGCAGAACGATCAGTACCGACAGCGGGAAGAAGTTCTTCTGAATCCAGCTTGTGACCACCCAGAAGGATTTCACCCTGTCCCAAACGACGGGAAGGTCTGACAGCTTTGCAAGCGATTCGGCTATTGTTTTGAGGCTGGAACTGATGTCGCCAACCGCGATGGTGATCCGGTGCACGTCGGCAGCCAGCGTGTCCACGCGGGCGTGCAATGTTTTCACGTCCTCGCGGATTTCCTTCACTTCAGAATCAACGGCAAGACGACATTCGCGCATCCGTCGTTCGACAACCCCATCACTCATCGCGCCCCCAAGGGTTCATTACTTGTTCTGTCCTCGCACGAACGGCGTTGTACATGCGGCGCACTCTGGCGGGCGGCATGTTCACGCTCTCCATTGCTTCAAGGAATAGTTCATCGGCACGGGGGCGGGGGACGATGCCGGTGGAGAGTAGGTAGTCGTGCAGCACGGCGGCGCGGTGGGCGCTATTGCCGGTGAGTAGGAAGGCAACAGGAGCACGGGGTACGGAAGCCATATCGGAACAGAAACCAGCACCCACCACATACTCCACCCCCTCGTTGCTCTCATAGACCAGCGGAGACAGCAGCACCCAAGACCCCTGCCCGTCATTGGCAAGGTCATCAATCAGGCGGATGTCCAGGCTGGATTTGAACGGCATTACGGCACCACCACCACTTGCGGTTGAACCACCAAAGGCTGCGGCGGAGTAACAATGGTCGGAGCCGGTTGGGTGACAATGGTTGGCGTTGCTGTCTGGTTGTATGCGTTAGCGATGTCGTGCCTGTCACTGGTTCGATTGTCAGTATTGGTGATAACGCTGGACGAGATGCCCAGCCCACCAACGGCGTTCACCAAGTCTTGCGAAGCCTGTCCCGCAGCGACGATGCCGCCGACTACACCCAACACGTTCAAGCCGGAGGATGCAACGGCCGCCCATTCGCTCGGGCGCTCCTGCTGGATGCTCATGCCGGGGCCGTAGACCTCGATGCTCGCCAGCCCGGTGATCGCCTGACCCGGCGTGGCTGTGATGCGCAGCATTGGCTTCTGCGCCTTGATCGCGGCGCTCTGTGCCTGCAGATACCGGCCATAGCTCTCGGTGGACGCGCAGCCTGTCATCATGCTGGCGACGACCAGTGCGCCGATGACTGCGATGCCTGCAAGCAGGATGTTGCTGTAGCCGTCGTCGTCCATCACATACCCCCTGTGACAACAAACCAGACAAGGCCAAGGACGAACACACACGCGGCCAGTGCTCCAGCAGCGATCAGCACGACTTCAGCAATCTCCGCGATGCGGTCCATCATGGCAACACCTCGATCTTGTCGTCGCACAGAACGCGCCAGGCTTTCGCCTTCTCGGGATCGGAACCGTAGGCCCGCACCCATGCGCCAATGGAAATGCCACGGCAGATAGCGACTTCCGCACTTTCCGCAGCCGCGTCGTTGACCTTGGCCCCGGCGTTGACCAAGTTACCCAACGCGCTGCACCCTGTCAGGGAGATAAGCAGCGCCACGATCAGACACATGGTTTTCATTCCTTGCCCCGCACCTTGTCCCAGATGGACTTGATGGAGCCGGCCAGGGTCGTGACCATGATCGCCACGCCAGCTACCGCGTTGACCAGATTGCCGGTCTGCGCCTGCACGTCGGCCTGCACTGCCGGGTCAACGGTGACACCGGCAACGGTCAGTGCACCAAAAATCAAAGCGATGATTTGCGTCAGCAGAAGGGTGATGTTTTTCATGTGTGCCTCGCTAGAGTGAAAAGTCGGTTGAGCCAACCGGGGCCGAACGAATCGAAGTTGCGCGTGACCATGTAGCGGAGCACGCGCTCGGACAGGTAACGGGTTGCGTGGTAGGGGGTGGAAGCCTTGGCAAGACGGATGGTTGTCGCGCCGATCACCCCGTCCTGCACCGTTTGCAGCGTTTTCTGGAGCATCTTTGTAGCGGCACCGACACCCTGGTTCACCGCCGCGTCGAACACGTACAGGCTCAACGGCCAGGGCAGTTCATCACACTTGCATGCGTCCCAGTAGCTCTTGCGGTAGATGTCCGCTGCCGTGTTGATCGGCAAGACGTTCATCGCGCCGACGTAGCCGTGGTCGCGTGCGACGGCCTCGGTGATGCCATAGCGGGTCTTGCCGCCCGGATCGTCCGGGTGATCGACGTAGCCGCCTTCGCTGTCGAGGATGACTTGCAGTGCGCGGTCAAACGTCGCCATCGTTCGGAACCTCCGAGAACTTCTCGCAGCGTTGTGCCCGAGGGAACCCTGGGCGGTCATGTGAGCAACAGGCCAAGCCGCGCTCGACCAGCAGCCATCGACACCGGGCGCACTGGTGCGTCACGTCGCGGATGTTGAAGTAGCCGAATGTCTGTACTGGGGGCATGGCACCACCCTACTCGCTAGGTTGATGCCTTATAGTTGTTGTGGCTTGCGTTGTCAAGCCACTGCTTGCAATGGCTTGTAATCTTTCAACACGTTCTCCACCAGATCGAAGAACGCATCCTCCAGCGGTGGCTTGCCACGCAGTGGACTGTCCTTGACGAACGTGAACATGCTGGAGTGGTCAGCCCTGTGCGTCACGTAGCTCGCAGCCGCGGCCGCTACGGCGAACGCATCCTGCGTGCTGATGGTCGCCTTGTACTCCTTCTCGACGTACAAGCGTGCGTGCGTGGCTAATGCTGTGATGTTCATATCCTCACGCACGCCGACAAGTGGTAGCTACTTACTTGCCGCCAACGCGAATAGGCCGTCAACCTGCGCATCAGTCAGGCCCATTCCAGCCTGCGCAGCCAAAACAGTAGGATCGCGGCGATTGTACGTAGTGGCTTTACTCCAGCCGTACTTGATGATCGCGGCTGTTGCTGGCGCGGCCACAAGTGCCTCGACTGCTGCGATCATGCCGGTTTCGATAAGTGCTTGCGTCAGTTGCCAACTGGTCACTTCCTCGACACCAGCAGGAACAGGCGTCTGATACCAGGACGGCATAGGTTCACCTTCAAGCCATGCCTCGTATTTACCATCAGGCAACCGGCAAACTGGACGATTTGCAGGGGCGTCAGAAAGTTTTGTGTATTTCATTATGCCGGCTCCAATACGAGACTAGCGTGATAAACAAGATGGTTCACAAGCGTATTTGCGTTTTGAATAGTCAGGCCGATGTACTGATCAACCGTGCAATCTATTGTCGTATCCGAAAATGCAGTCGTGCTAATGGATGAACCAGCAAGTCCTGCAATATGTTTTGACTTTGTACTCGACACGATTAATGCCGTTTTATCTACCATGCACTTTGTATTTGATGCCGTTGATGCAACGCCATTGACCAGCACATTCCCTGCCAATACCGATGCTGATGTGTGAATCCGCGCCCGTATTGCTCGAATTTGAGCGTCTGCCGTTCCTGCATCTTCAGACGCATAAACAAATTGGAACTTATCTCCTGGTTTTAGTGTGTATGCCGGGATACGCACCACGTCGCTGAATAGTTGCTCTGCGCTCCCCGGAAGCGCAACGAAACCGGATGAATTCGCGTAGCTGACCAAAGTAACCCCGCCTGTGCGCGACTCTTGTATCGCCTGCCGAATGTGGCGTGCGTCTTGGCGATTGCCCAAGGCCAACAGTGCCTGGTTCGTCTTCTGGTTCAGTTCGATGGTCATATCAAGTACCCCTGTGCGTGTGTGCGTAATTCCGTTGGCGCGGTGTAGCGTATCTCGCTTGTGATGTCAAGGATTCGCTTGCATTAATAGCCCCTTGCTTGTTCAAGGCTGCACTTGTGTGGCGTCGCGCACTTCTTCGGTAGTAAAAAACAGTGACATACACCTGTTGCCTTTTTTAACGTTCCAAGCGCCGGGTACCACTTGAAGGTTAGCTGCGGTATGAAGACCGCAAGCCATCCTATGGTTTAACGGAACGATGTGGTCTATGTGCCAGGAAACACCCGTGGCTCTCTCCCGGACTTTTGACAGTGTGACCGCCTCTTCAATAACAAACTCGTCAAACTCAGACAAAGTAACAGAAGTTTGACGCCTCCGTTTATGGAAATACCTGAGTGCTATTTTCTTGCGGAAGTCGGGATCATGGTCATCACGAATCTGCTGTAGCGTCTTTTTACGCTGTCTTTTCCCTGAAGCTATGGCGCGCTCATATTCCGCGTTTCGAACAGGTAGCGTCTGCCTTTTCCGCCAATCAGCAACATCCTTAACCGTGCAAGCGCTGCATTTGTTCAGGTGCCCGTCTTTCATCATAAGGTGCCGATGAAACTGTGAAATTGGCTTCTCTATCCCGCACTTAAAACACACTTTCGTTTTGTGAAAATCCGAGCAAGATTGCATATAAAACCCCTTCGATTATCAGTAAGCCATGACCGGATCGTGTGGAACGAACTCGGTCTCGGCCAGCATGAACATCTCCTTCTTCTCTTCTTCCGTGACGTGCTTGGGTAGCACCAGGCCAGGTTCAGCCAAACGAGAAAGAGAATCAATAAGGTCGTCCTTCTTGCCAACAGGGAACGGAGCCATCTCGTCCTCGATGAAATACTGCACCAAGTCACGCGGCTTCCCACTGTGGTCCGTGTACATGAACTCACGAGGGAAGATGATGCGCCCGGCCTTGAAGTACGGGATCAACCGTCTGATGCGATCCTCCTTGCTGATCCGGGTGCCGGCCACTTCCCGGATGCGGAAGCGGTAGCTGCGCTTGTCCATCTCGATCTTCAGGTAGTCGATCTCGGTCTGGAGTCCGAACCGCTCGTACCGCGTCTCAACCGGCTTCCACTTACGGTGCAGGCGGAACACCAACTCGATCCGCTCGGCCAGGTCCAGCCGATCGCGCACCATGTCCAGCACGTAGAAGTTATCGTCGCCGCCCACGCCCAGTACCCAGATCGCGGTATAGTCACTTTTCTTGGTCTTGCTGTTCGCGGGGTCAACCAGCATGAGTGTCGTCACCCGTTTTCTGTCCGGGGGGTTGTCGTAATACTCAACCCAGTCCTTCTTGAACTCGCCACCGCCGTCTGGCGATGGCCTGCCCTGGTACAGCGCGTTCCAAGTACCCACGTCCTGCTTGGCCTCGTCCACCATCTCCTGTGTGAACCACTCCGGCCATAACCGCTCACCGATGGCGCGGCCGAGCGGGTCATCCTCTCGCGTGTTCTCCATCTCCATGTGCAGCACCGTCCACTTGTCCGCCTCACGGTCAAGGATGCGCCCGGCCAGGTCGTCCTGGTGCCAGCGTGTGTTTACGAACAGTTTCACCGCGTTCGGCTTGAGACGTGTCACTACGTCGGCGACGTACCACTGCCAGACCTTCTCGCGCAGTTGCTCACTCTCAACGTCTTCCTTGCTGCGCACTACGTCATCAAGTACGAGAATATCCCCACGGCGGCCCACAATTGACCCACCTATCCCCACAGCGAAGTATTCCGATCCCTTGTTTGTCTCCCAGCGCGCAGCCGCTGCGGACTCTTCCGACAGCCCGACACCATCGAATATCTCACCGAAGTCCGGTGCCGCGACGAGGCTGCGCACCTTCCGTCCGAACCGCTCGGCCAGTTCCATCGTGTTGCTGGCGGCAAGAACCATGTGCTTCGGGTTGCGGCCCATGTACCACGCCGGGAACAGGATGGACGAGTAGACTGATTTCCCGGCACCTGGTGAAATCACAACCATGAGGTTCTGAATCTCCCGGCGCTCCAATGCCTCCAGGTGGTCGATGATCAACTGGTGGTGCTTCGCCGGGGTGTAGCCGTTGCGGCCGGCGAACACACGGAGATGGTCCTTCGCCTCGATCTTCGTCAGTGCCTCGAAGTAGGCCAGTGCCTGCTCCTGCTCTGCCTGCGTCATGTACTGCAGCATGTTCATGTCGAAGTTGACAGGAACGTAACTGCTTGGGCGGATTTTGGATTGGGTCATGCGGTTACCGCGTGCAGCCAGGGTTTGATCCAATCCCACAATGCCGGAAGCCCAAACACCAGTAAGAGACTGATGATTGCACCGCAAACAAAAGCAACAAGCACCAGCCGGATTACCGCAGCCCCGATGGCATCACCGTACATGCTTTACTCCATTCATAATACTTGACTAAGTTGAAGGGTCTTTACTTTCAAAAGTTGTGGCAATTTTGTGAAGTGCTTCACGCCACCCACCCCCGGCCTGGCCGAAAAGCGGGCCACCAGGGGGAGGGGGTGCCAGAAAATCGAGGGGGCGGGGGTCGGAGTGCCCAAGTTAGGAGTCGAACC